AAGCAATTCTTGATCAAAGACAATGTGAACTTTGGTGAATGGAATCATGAGGAATTGGCAAATGAATGGGATGCAATTCAATTACAAGAATGGGGTTTGGATTTGCCTGTAAATTTGGAAACAGAGGACATTGATTATTCAATTTTGGATGAAGATGATCTTGGTGACAAACTTCAAGAAATGCAAGACGGTGTGAAAAAAGCAATCCAAATTGAATTTGAAGCGGAACATTATGAAGATGCATTTGCCGTTGTGAAGTTTTGGAGAGAACAGGGAGCGTATGTTGGTAAGATGATTTTGGATTATCTGAAATCAGAAAAGGAAAAACTGTGAATTTCATAGACTTTTCAAATACGATAATTGAAAGCAATGACATTGACCCAGACTATATTTTTTTTATTAATTATAAGAAAAAATATGGTGCTGACAAAACGATGGAATTGTTCAAAAAGAAATTATTGATTTACAATCTCCATTCTGAATTGCTATACACTGATGGACATATCTGTGCAGATGAAATAAAGTTTGGAAGCGAAAGACAAAAAAACAAAAGATATTTTCTTGATTGGGAATCCAATTTGAATAAAGTTGATTTCAAAAGACTTTACAAATTTCATGGCGTTGATTATTTGATATTCAGAGATAATTTCAAAAAAATTAAAGGCATGGGAGATTGGGCTTGTTGGAAGGCAGCAGACATATTGGACAAGGTGTTTGGCGTAAAAATGAAATTCGATGAAATGACTTTTTTACATGCATATCAATTTCCGTTGAAGGGATTATTGATGTTGAACAATCGCGCTGAAGATGTTAGAATATATCGTGACAAAAAAATATATTTGCATGATTTGAGCAAAGCAAAATCCATTTCAAAAAATATAAAAAAGAATAGCATTTGGGATGCAAGCAATATTCTTGAATTGGAAACTTTGTTATGCAAATTTCATTCATTTGCTCATAAGCATTACAAGCCGAATGAAGATGTGAACAAATTGCGCAAAATAAAACTTGATGACAGACTTTCTCATTATCACGATTTGTTGCCATGATATTCAATATTGTTGGTGCAGGAATTTGTGGATCAATGGTTGCAAAAGAGTTTGACAACAAAGGATTGCAATACAGGATATTTGATTCAAATGAGCAATTTGCTTCATCCAAGATTAGTGAAAATTTGTTTTCTCCAACATGGCTGAAGGGCTTGCAGTATTTGGATGGAAGCATAAAATGGTTGGCAAACAATTATGATGTTGAGACAAAAAAATTCAAGACAAACAAGAGCATGCAGAATGTTTATCACATTCCTATAAACAAAATGTTAGCAACAAATGTTTTGAATAAAAAAGTAACAAAATTGACTGATTCAGGTTTGTTTTGCGGTAATGATTTTTTTGAAGGGATTAACATTGTTTGTGCAGGTTTTTTCTGCAAGCAGTTATTGAAAATTGATTCATTGAATTCATTAAGCGGTCATGGGTTGTTGTTTGAGCCAAATCCAAACAATCTGTCATTGGATGAAGTTATGAGGCACTACAGACCATTTACGCATGAAAAAATCATAAAGTGGCATGATGGCAGGATTTGGTATGGTGACAGCACGGCAATTGTTCATGATTCATATATCAAGAAACAAAAACAATATATTGCAAGCACATTGAAAAGAGCATCCGCAATTGGATTGAAAGGTGAATACAAAATCTATTTCGGTGCAAGACCTTTCATGAATAATGCAAATAAGAAATTTGGGCTTTATAAAAAAGTCAATGATAACAATTATGTTTTGACAGGCGGTTGGAAAGATGGATTGGTGATATATCCATACTTGATAAGTAAGTTGATGAAGGATTTGAAGTGGTGAATGCAATCCTGTTGATTGGTAATTGTGGAAGTGGCAAAACATGGGTAATGAAACAAATTATCCATGAATATAAATTGAATCAGAGAGCAAAGGTTGGAAAGTTTGTATTTCAAACAAATGGCACTTTGTCTGTTCTAGGAAATTATGATGGCAGTATGTTTGAAGGGAGTGACAAACTAAGCATGTCAATAATGACTGATTGCGGATTGATGGAAACAGTTGCTAAGAAACATGGAATGGTAATTATCTGTGAAGGTGATAGATTCACCAACAATACATTCATTCAAAGATTCAATCCAATTATCATCAAGATTTCGGATGATGGAAGCCAAGGCAGATTGAAAAGGAAATCATCGCAAAGTGAACAGCATTTGAAAAGAATACAAACGCGAGTGCAAAACATAAAAGCAAATGTTTGTGTTGAAAATAGCAATCATGCATTGCAAGTTATCAAAGGGATGTTGAAATGAAAAGAGTGGATTTGATCAAAGTTGAACACGGAATTAAGATTGGTGACAAATGCCCAATGATTCAGCCGAATGTAACTGAAGATTGCATTTTGTATTCAGATGGTGAGCCGATTGGATTTTATATGAAACAGATGCCTGAACAAATGTGCAAAATTGCAAATGTTGCAGATGTAGAGTTCAATTCCAAAAGAGTGCCAAAAAGCAACATGGCAAGGGGTGTATCTAGCGAGATGATGGCTAAGGGAATTAAAAACACACTTAGCCAATATTCAACAATCCTTGGAAGTGTTCCACCAAAACCTCATTTCCAAAGACCTTATTCACAAAGATCGAGTGTTCATTCATCTAAATCAGCTCAGACATTTATCAAGGCAATGTTGATGTTAGCAATTGAAAGTGAAAAACTAATTGCAGATATTTTGCCATCACAATACGAAAGACAAAAGGAATTGTTCAAAGATGTTCCTGACAAATGGAAATTTGCAAATTTGTTCACATCATCAATTTCCAATTTCAATATATCAGCACCTTTCCACAGAGATACGGGAAATGTAGTTGGTGCAGTCAATGTAATTATCACCAAGAGAAAGAATGCCAATGGTGGAAATCTTCATGTGCCTGATTACAATGCAACATTTGATAGTTGTGATAATTCCATATTGGTTTATCCAGCGTGGCGCAATGTTCATGGTGTGACTCCAATTGTTCCAACAGCAGAAGGCGGCTACAGGAATTCATTGATATTTTATCCCTTGAAAGCATTTGTTGGATTGCAATAACAATGGCATATAAGAAAGAAAACATATTGAAAGAATCATTGGAACTGATTGAGAAACATCACTTGATTTTCATTGATGATATTGTTGGATTGTTGCCATGTGACAAGACTACATTTTATAGATTTTTCCCAATAGATAGCAACGAATACCACGAAATAAAAAGTAAGCTTGAAAAGAACAGAATCAGCATGAAAGCAAACATGCGGAAAAAGTGGTATCAGTCCGAGAATGCCACATTGCAAGTGGCATTGATGAAATTGATTGCAACAGATGATGAGGCGGCAAGACTATCAGGTGTGCCAAAGGAAACAAAGCAAAAGGAAGATGCGTTGACAATCAAATGGAATCAGATGAATGCAGATTGATGTCACTCTACATAAGACACAAATGGAAGTGATGAATCAACGCAAAAGATTCAATGTTGTTAGATGTGGCAGGCGTTGGGGAAAATCAACACTTGCATTTGCATTGGCATTGGAAACAATGGTATCAATGCAAGGAACAAAGGTTCTATACACGGCACCATCGAATGAAGAATTGAAAGGCAGATATCAGGAAGCCAAGAACATGTTTACAGCCGTTGGTGCAGAATGCAAGGAAGGTGAAATCAGACTTGGTGAATCATTCCTGCACTTGAAAGGGATTTGGCGTGCTGATGCCTTGAGAGGTTCAAAATACCATAGAATGATTGGTGATGAATGGGCATATTGTGACAATGCAGAAGATGATTGGAATTTTGTTTTGCGTCCTATGCTAACTGATTACCGTGGTGATTCATTTTTCTTTTCAACACCAAAAGGAAAGAATCATTTTAGTGAACTTGATTCAATGCAAAACAAGTTTAATGATTGGCAGTCATTTCATTTCACGACTTATGACAACCCATTGATTGATGCTGATGAAGTGAACCAACAAAGAGATTCAATGCCATCACTTGTTTTTGCACAGGAATATTTGGCAGAATATGTTGATAGGGATGCAGCGAAAATCAAAAGGGAATGGATACGCATTTCAAATCAAATGGAATGCAAATCATTCTACATTGGTGTTGACTTGGCAATCAGTGAAAAAGAAACAGCTGATTACACGGCAATATGTGTCATTGGAATAACTGCAAAGAATGAAGTGGTAGTTTGTGAAATGATGCGAGGGCGTTGGACATTTGTTGAAATTGGTGAAAGAATTATTGCGATGGAAGACAAATGGAAACCAAAGGTTGTTGCAATAGAATCAAATCAGGCACAGGCATGGTTGGTTCAGGAATTGAAAAGAAACACAAGAATGAATGTGATTGGGATTCCAAGCACAAAAGACAAG